AAAAAACCCGACGCAATGGCCGGGTTTATGGACTGATCTTATTCAGTTGTCAGGATGCTCACTCGCTACTGAATCAGCGGCGTCAACATCCGACATATCCTCCTCAAGAGGTGCATCGTCTTCTGCTGGCAGAGGGATCTTGTCCTCATCACGCCTCGGATCGTGCCCTGTCTCGTTGTCCGTACCACGCGTCACTTCCTGTTGAGAAATGTTGCCTGGCGCACTCTTATCAATGTCCATGCTTGCTCTCCGCTCGTATGCTCGGGATATCCGCGCTTAAACATGTGAGCAAACAGATCGAAGCGAGTGCCGAGCAATGGACGAACGGAGGAGACAAAAAAGCCCAACACTGTGGTTGGGCTTTCTATCCAATCCCCGATAATCGCAGGAATGACAGGATGGGTAGATAATGGCTCAATGGTTCATTCGCAGTCAAGCGACTTTTGTCCCAATAAGTCCCTCAGCATCCAAGACGGTCTGTGCAGATATCAAGGCTTCATCTACCTCCCGTTCCAGCAACTTTCGAATATCTCGTCTCCACCGCTCCTGGGTCTTGATCGGGTGCGGCTCATCAGACCAGTTGTCCATCTCGTACCAGCCGGCCGGGAGCACATTGGTGGAACGCTTGCCGTCTACTCCAGGAAGCTTTGGAAGCGCCCAAGTCACCACGGCGCAGTGCAGGAACCGTTCAGGCGCTGGCGATCGCACAGACCGGGTCAACTCTGAAATTGCTTCGTGCTTGCGCTCCTGGTGCGTCGAGTACTTCGCCACAAGCGCCCGCCAGTGCGCCGGGGTCAGCGCCTTGTGCAGCCGCCCGAACACCCAGCAATCTTGGAGAAACGCCGCCTCCTTGCCGACGATCTCCCCCTTCTGCTTGGCGCACTGAACTCTCGGCTCGAAGTCGCAGCCGCCGGCGGAACTGATGGTCTCGGCCGCAAGGGCGCGAACTACTGCTGAAACAACGTTGCGATAGGTCATGCTGCAGCCCTCTTCAGTTCTCTTGTCTTAGCCCGGTAGTAGGCCTTGATGCCCTTGATCTGCTCGACGGAGTACTTGCGCACGCTCTGGTCAGCTTCCAAGGCGTCGACGGCCTCCTGGCCGATGCGCGCGATCAGGCCGATCCGGTAATCCACTGCATTGCCCGAAAGGAATCGGTTGTCCTGCTTGCTCTGGGCGTGGCAGTTGCGTTCATCGAAGCGCAAGTGCGGTGCGGAACCAACGCTGCGGTAATGGCCTGCATCTACTGCGTTGCCGCTCCAGTCCAACGGTCTTCCGCTGGAGATACACAGATGGCCTGCAGCCTGGTCGCGCGCTCGGATGTACTCGTTGAATGCCTGCTGGGCTTCACGCATGTGGTCGCCACGGGACTTCAGCTTTTCCTTGCGCGCCTTGATCTCGCGGCGCTCGACCTGGGCAAGCGACTTGCGCGCCTTTTCCTGGTTGCGCGGCGCGTCGATCATTGCGCAAGCCGGACTGCACACCGCCTGACCGAGGCGCGCCGGGGTGAATGTGGCCCTGCACGTAGCAACACGGCATTTCTTCGGCTTGGCCGGCTTCCGCTCGATGGTCATACAGCCTCCTTGGCTTTCTGCTGCTCATGGCTGAAGTCGCCACGCAGCGGCATAAAACATTTAGGAGAACCCCAGCACTGATCCGTCAGCTCTGGAGCCCCGGTAAATTGATTCAATCCCACGAGGCGTTCACCCCCGACACGAATCGGATAATCATCGACGGCTGGACTATCAACCTCGACGACTTCAACGCACCGGCCGATGTTTTCGGCGCATTCAGGGAGAGCTTTGACAATGATCACCATATCGCCCGGCTTGAAGTTATGGCTCATGCGGCCTCCTTGAATGCTTCGAACTCTGCCATCTCAGTCAGGCGCTCCTCGGTGAGTGTCGGCCAGTCGTGCAGCACCAGGTAAGCGCAGCACTGGCGCCAGAAGTCTTGAAATGTCTCCTCCCCCATCGAGTCGTAGGAAAGACTGCGGGGTGTTTTGCGTGTGAGCTGACCCAGGCCGGGGATGTCGAACGCCTCCTCGTCGCAGTACACGCCCGACTCCAGTTGCAGGGCCTTGATGGCGTCGTGGGACTGCTTACCGGAGAACCGGTCGATGTTCTGGCTCAATACTCGGCCCAGACCGTGCACCAAACCATTGAACCGAGGGTTACGGGGCTGCTTGAGGTCGGCGCGGATCTTCGCGTTCATCTTGAATTCGCGCTCGCGAAGGATCGAGCGATCGGCGTCGGAGGACGGCACGAATGCGGCGACCTCCTTGCCGGTGGCTGGGTCTACCAAACGGCGCAGGACCAGATACACAGGCATTGGGCGGGGTTTGGCTACCTTTGTCATTGGGCAGCCCTCTTCGCTTCAAGCTCCTGGGCCTGCCTGACCAGCAGCGCCCGGCGATCCGCCAGTTCGTTGGCCGCCTCAATCCGTAATTCGGTTTTCCGTTCGGCACTGGCCTTGCGCATTTCCAGCATCGAGTTCTTCACCAGCTCGAGCTTCTGGCGCAGTGCCGGCTCTGGCCGTGTAACGGTGCCGGTGAGCAAGCCAGCGATGGCGCGACCGTCTTCAGTGACTGGCTCGACACTCAAGTCCGCCAGGTACTTATGGGCGTGTTCGCGCGGGATTCGCTTCAGCTCCATGGCCTTGGTCACGGCCTGAACGCGGCGATTGGCGTCGAACCCTACAGAGACGTGCCAACTCACCGGCCTTGCGTCTTCGCGGGCCTGGCCGACAAACCGCTCGTAAGCGCTGATGAACGCCATGCGGGCACCCACCTTGTCACCGGCGTCGAGGACAGGTTTGGCGGCGGCCAGGGCCAGTTGGATCTCGTCGGTCAGCACCACGGTTTCAAATTCGTCGTTGGTGGTCATAGCGATGGCCCAGGCCTCATCTTTGCCCGGGCGCCCATCGGAGGATTGGACGCGCTGAAGGATGTCAGCCATCGCCAGTTTGCCCTTCACTTCGAAGCGGCAGGCTTTTAGCGCGGCTTTGACGGCGCGCACCGGGTAGCCGCAAAGGTCTTCGGCCATCATGGCGGCGGTGCCTGGGTTCATCTCCTGCCCCATGGCCTCGGCGGTTGCGCAGATGGCGGCGGCCAGCCCAGCAACCTGCTGGTCGTTCATTTCAAAGGTATTCATTGCGGTCACCTGCTTGGCGTTTGGCCAAAACCATCTGGGCGGCCTGCTCCGCTGCGGAGTGGTTTGCTTCGGTCCGTTCCATCTGGCGGGCGGTTGTGCCGTTGATGCGCTGCCCGGTCACCCATTGGGTGTGGTAGCTCTCGGCGTTGGCCAGCAGCTCGTTGAGGCTGTGGCATTTGCGCAGCACAGCGGCATCACTGGTTTTCAGGAAGTGAGCGGCGACGTGGTGGGCGACATCCGCGCCGAGACGGTCGACCAGTTGGCCGAGTTGGCCGCCGACCTTGGCATTCCACACCGGCCAGGCGCTGTAGCGTTTGCGGTAAGCCATGGCGTAGTTCGCCCAGACCTTGAAGGTTTTGCAGGTCTGGTCTTTGGGGCCAGGCATGTCGGCGGGGATCTCGACCCGTGGTGTGTCAGTGCGATCAACGACCAGCACCAAGCCGCGGGACTGAGCCGGCACAACCTCGGCGGGAGCCGGGGGTGCAATTGGTTCAATGACCGGTTCCATGACTGGTTCAAGAGAGTTACTGATTCTGGGTGCAACTGCTGCACTACCCCCTGGTGCAGGAGATTCACTAGGGAGTGAACCTGCTGCACTACCCGGGTGAATCTTCTGCACTACCCCTGGTGCAGGAGGTGCACCACCACCGTCGAGGGTGAGGAAGTAAACGTTCGACGAATTCCCCTTTGGTCCACCCTTCCGGATCTCCTTGCGCAACAGTCCCGCCTCACACAGAGCGGTGATGTGGTTCATGACAGAACGCTTGCTGATCTCGCACTGGTCGGCAATGTGCTGATAGGAGGGCCAGCACTCGCCTAAGTCGCTGGCGTTGTCGGCCAACTTGATCAGCACCAGCTTGCGCAGCGGATTACCGACACGAAGCTTCATTGCGGCAACCATAAGGCCCATGCTCATGCTGCACCTCCGGCGAGCGCGCGGAAATCAATCGTCCGCACGCCCTTCCAGCTATTGCAGGACATGCAAAGGGTCTGGAGGTTGCCCAACGAAGCCTCTCCACCTTGGCTTTCAGGTACGACGTGATCAGCCCTCAAGCGCATCAGCACCGAACAGCCACAGCGCAAACACGCGTGACCGTCGCGGGCGAATACCAGAGCACGCAAGCCGGAAGGGATTGGTTTCTTTTTCGTCCTGCGCCGGGGCGGGAGGACCGGCGGTTGGTGCGCGGTGACGTGGCCCATACGGTCCGGGTTCCACTCACAGCCTTTTTCGGTGAGTCGGAATGCTTCAGGGCGAAGCTCAATCAAACCGGCCTCTTCCAGGGCCTTCAGCATGCGGTAAGCGGTGTCCGGCTTATCAGTGAGCAGCGGCAGCTCCTCGATGATCTTGGCCTTGCTCAGCGCGAAGAAGATCCCGTCATCAGTCTTGATTGGCTTGGTCCAGCTCGGACAGCCGTAGACGAAGGCGAACAGCAGGGCCTGCTGAGAATTCAGCCCCCACTCCAGCGCCTTCACCTGGTTAATCGTGACGGTGTATTGCATGTCAGGCCTTCCCGACCTTAGCGGCCAATTCAAGGAAGCGATCCACGTACCAGTGAGGCTGCGTCTCGCGGGGGCATTGAGGGCTGGTGAGGTTCTTGCCGTAGGCTAGGCCCTTCTCGGTCACGGACCAGAAATCGACAGTCTCTTGTTTGGAGTTTTTGCGCTGAAGCAGAGCCAGGAACCCGTGAGCCTTGAGTGCAAGGTTGAAAGCGCGGGCGGTGCTGGCTATGGAGTGATCTTTGATAAGGGCGGTGATTGCCTTGGTAGGCATCGAAGAGCCGCCAGCGGCGTCTGGCGCGGCATCCACGGCGTACCCTGGGAGGAATTTCGGATCCAGGCCATTGTTCTGGGCAATCTTGGTGAGCATTGCCATCTGGCAGGACGCGGCAGGCTTCAGCAGGCGCGTGAAGCACTCCATGATGGCGATCTCGCCGATTACCTTGGTGCCGGTGAGCTGGACCTGTTCGCGAGCACCTTGCTGCTGCTCCAGCTCTCGCCAGCGGCGAATCACTGCGAGCCGCATTTTGGCGCTGTACCCTGTAAGCAGGGTGTCAGTGAGTTCGCGATTCAGCTCAAAGCATGGGAGAGACCGGCCAGTACTGTCTTGGTACTGAGCCGAACAATCGGCCCAGTCAATTTCCAGATCCTTAAGCATTGAGCGGATGTCAGCCAGCACATGCTTGTGCGCCTTACCTGTGAGCTTGGCGATCTCGCGGGACGACATAGTCCGCGCCACGTTTTCAGATTGCGAAAATCGTGGCGCGAGATTGGTGGTGCTATTGATATGTGGCTGGGTTTGCATATAATCCGCCTCACAAAGTGTTATCGAATCAGCCGACCTCGACCGTCGGCTTTTTTGTGCCTGGAATTCAGGAAACAGATTTCAGATTTCGCTGGGCCGCCGCGAGCAACTGCTCCGCACGACGCCCCAGCTCCCCCGCCTTCGCTTCAACCTGGCGGCACTGCTTGGCGAACGCTGGCAAGTGCGGAAGGTCCAGTTCGCACATCACTTGGTCGTCAAACACTTCGCTACCGGTGTCGATCACGTCGCCCAGTGCGCGGATGAGAGCGCCGAAGCTTTTGTTCGCACATTGGTCGCTGGTCATCTGGCGGGCACCGGTCAGTCCGTGGCGGCTCGCCAGCTCGTTTACGCAGTGGTCGCGGAATTCAGGCTCAAGGGCGTTTACCCACGACTCTTCCAGCCAGGAAGGCATCTCCTGGTCACCGGATAGCCAGCGCTGAACACGTTTGAGCCAGCGGCCGGTAGCCTTCACAAACTCATTCACGTCGGCGGTCAGTTCCGCAGAGTTGAAGTCAGGAACGTCTTTCTTCTGGGCGCGATCAGGAATCGACAGGTGCAGTTCGCGGCTCAGCGCCTGAGCGAAGTCGTCCTGGCTCAGGCTGGTGCGCGCAATCTGGTTTTGGGCATGAGCGACCAGCACCTGATCACGGGTTTGTACGGTGTGTCTGGAACTGGACGTTTGCATGGGGGCTGCTCTCTTCTAATCTGGCTTCAATGGAACGGCGGACAGGGATGTCGATCAGCTCGCGTGCTTCCAATGGATGTCTGGCAGGCACTCCTGGCGCGTCACCTTCCCGCCTGTTGCGTGTTCAATATCAATGGCGCGCTCAGCGGTAATCGCCCGGTCACCAGAGATGAGGCGAGACAGGTAGCTCGCTGGGATGCCAAGGCTCAAAGCGAGGCGTTTTCTTCCGCCGCGCGGAAGCTGCTTTGCGTACGTGGGGAAGTCCATATGGATTTACCTTCTGGTTCATTTATGCACAAATTTACCATAAATGTTTACCAAGTGAAGGTAATTTCCCCAAAGGGAAATAAAGGGTCTAATGGGGAGATGGAAATCAAAGACATACGCAGAGCCAGAGTTCGCCAGATCATTGATCGCGACTTCGGCGGAAAAGACGCTGACTTCGCAGCCCGCGTGGATAAGCAGCCGTCCTATATCTCCCGGCTTTTCACCGACAAGGCCGAGCATCTCCGGAACATTGGGGAGAAAATGGCGCGCGACTTCGAAATAAAGTGCGGGCTTGCACCTGGCTCCCTTGATCGCCCATTGAGCGAGGGGGAGCTATCCGCAGCTTCGGTGTATGGCGCTGCCAAGCCGAGGATTCAAGTCGAGATGCCGCTGCCCTCCATTGAGACCTGGGACGACGGCACCCCGCTCGACGATGATGAGGTTTATGTCCCCTTCCTTCATGAGGTCGAACTAGCAGCCGGGTCAGGCAGGTTTGCGATTGAGGAAAGCACCAATTCACGCTTGCGCTTCAATAAGAAAGATTTGCGTCACAACGGCGTTCAGTTCAGCAACGCGAAGTGCGTGAAGGTCGGCGGGAACAGCATGATGCCTGTGTTGCGCGACGGCGCCACAGTCGGCGTGAACGTCGGGAAAAACTCATTGAGCGATATCGTCGACGGCGAGATGTACGCCATCAACCACAACGGTCAGCTTCGCGTGAAGCAGGTTTACCGGATCCCGATCGGAATCCGCCTGCGCAGCTTCAACCGTGACGAGCATCCAGATGAGGACTACACGTTCCAGCAGATCCAAGAGCAGCAGATATCGATCCTTGGGCATGTGTTCTGGTGGGCGATGTATTCACGCTGAAATAAAAACTATTTATGTGCATGGAGTTTTGCTGCAAACCGCAGAGTCATGAGGGAATTATGCAAGAAAATGTCATCGATATCGCTGATTGGCCAGAAGACGAGGAGTTTGCCGCAGCATATCCAGAAGGAGCCAGGCCGAAACGAACGCTTTTTTCTCCTGGGTCGCCTCGTGAGCCGTTTATAAAACCAGATTGGCGATACATGTTTAAGCGTTCAGCAGAACGCTACCCGGAACAATTTTGGGCCGAAATCATTGCATATGAAATAGCTGTAATGTTAAACGTCCCTGCCCCGCCTTGTTACGCTGCCTTTGACTCATCGAATGGACAGTGCGGAGCACTGAGTGCTTGGTTTTATAAAGAGGGTGATGAACTCTTCTTTGCTGCTGGCAACTACTTTCATCGTGTAGTTCCGGATTTCGATAGAGAAAAAGGCACGCAACATAATCTCGCAGACGCAGAAATCCACAACACAAAAGTCCTAGGCGGAATTCATAGATTTGATTTTTGGAGCATGATGCTTTTTGATGCAATCATTGGAAACACTGATCGGCATCAGGATAACTGGGGGCATCTGGTATTTCGCAAACGGCTTACTAAGAGCGTAGCTAAAAGACAGGGAATGAACTATGGATTTAAATGGAGATTTGCGCCATGGTTTGACAACGGCACAAGCCTAGGCCACGAGCTACTTGTGGAAAAATTCTCCCGATGGGATGCAGCTACCCTAGATCGATACATTTTGCGAGGAAAGCATCACTTCCGCTTTTCCCGTGAGCGGCTGGAGCGGGTCCCTCACGTCGACTCCCTTAGGGCCGTGCAGGAAGCCAGCCTTCGAAATCTTTTGCTGAAAAAGCTGAAGGAATTCAACGTAGCCGAGCTGGCAGCTAAGCTTGATCATTTTGTTGCAATGGAGATGCCTGAAGGTGGTAGTCTCAGTAGGACTCGCTCAGATTTCATCATCCGATTAACTCAAAGGCGTGTGCAGATAGCGATGGATACTTTAAATGAGCACAATTGAACATCTTTTCGAACCTTCTAGACTGTTCTTGGTCTGGCACCACTTAAATGGGGACTCTCCCCAGCATCGTCGTGTCGTCGGAGAACTCGTCAGACATGGTGATGATGCTTCCTTCCGTTATCTGAAGGGAACTGAAGATTTCAAGGCTGCCGTTAATGAAGGCTTTCTTCCATTCCCTGCGTTTGCTGAAGAGAACTCCAGTGAATTCCAGAGTGGTGCATTAGATGTTTTTGTACGACGACTTCCTCCTCGCAAAAGAGAGGACTTTAAAGAATATCTTTCACAATACAATCTTCCACAAAATTTCGCCGGATTAGCGTTTTCATTACTAGCATATACCGGTGCGAGGTTGGCTAGTGACGGTTTCGAACTGTGCCCAGATTTAAGTGATGCAACCGCTCCTTTGGATTTTGTAATCGAAGTATCGGGCACACAATATTATATCGATGAAAACTGCTATTTTTCTGAAGACGATGAAGTTACCTTTGAGGCTGAATCAGATAACCCTCAGGATAAAAATGCTATAAAAGTTTTACATAAAAATAAAGTCGTGGGATATGTAAACAAAGCTCTGGCACCTAGTTTTTCAAAACTTTTGAGTACAGGCCGGGTTGAAGGTAGGGTGCTGAAATTTAGCGTTCAGAAAAATCGGCAGCGTTTGCTTGTCTTAGTTCGCTATCTTTAGTTAAAAGCCCGGCCAAGAGCCGGGCTTTTTCGTTACGCCCTTCCCTACCATCTCTGCGATTATTTACTCGACGTCTCCGGCTCCTGATATCGCAGCACGAACCCTTTCAAGGCTTTTTTGCTCGCCAGCTCACCCATCGAAGCATTGGCCTCCGACTGGGTTGAGAATGGCCCGAGGAAAACTCGGATCCTGCCGTCTCGCCGTGTCGTGTATGGCTTCCAGCCCGGCACATTGAGATCTTGCATTAGCTTCTCGGCTGTTTTCTCGTTGCTGATAGATGCCACTTGGACGGCCCACTGGACGCCAGGAATCTCCTTTGTGTGCTCCGGCTCTTTTGTTTTCTGACTGGCAATCGTATAGCCGCAAACCTTACTGACTAATGGATCTGACAGAGCGGAGTCGATCATCACATCAAAACCATCGGGCCTTTTCATGGCAAAGAATGGAGCGAATCCAGAGTAGGCGCCAAAACCATTTTTTCCGTTCACCTCTCCGCAAAAGCCGCTATCGGCAACCTGTCTCTCATTTCTGAACTTTGCAGAGTCAGGATCTTTCAAGCGATCAGCGACAGCTGTTCGCACTCGATCAATATCGCTACCCCCGCATCCCGTCACGGCGAAAGTCAGTCCCGCCACAAATAATCTGCGCATCCACACCTCCATGGTCCAGTCACGCAATTCTATCAGTTGGCCAGTCGTCAATCAGAGCGCCCGCACAAAGCGGGCTTTTTTTCGCCCACTGAAAAATGAGCTGCATCAGCCATTTACCAAAAACAGGGATTTGTTTACCATTTTATTTACCAATATGCATTGACA